AAACCATTTAATATTCCTTTTTTCAATAATAATGCCTATGAAACCTCTTTTTTAGAAATAGATATGCCTGGATCTTTAACCGATTCCGCTTATAATACATTAGATTTACGCCATCCTGAATTTGTACATGGCTCTATTTTAGGGTTTGGAAACAATGAAGCAGCTAAAAATATCAAACATTTTGTATTCAATAAAAATAAAGGTGGTAAAAAAGATCAACGGCTAGGATTATCTTTTGACTACCTATCTAATCCTGCAATTACTGCTTTGAATAAAAATGTTAAGGAAACCAATAATTTTCACATGTATCTCTATCCTTCTTTTTCTTGGTCTAAAGTAAGTTTTGATAAAAACAACTTGATTATAGGTGTCAATTTATTACCATTAGAAAATAAAAAAACACGATGGTATGTAACAATTGCACATAACTATTATCAATCTCCTTTTGGAAAAAAATTGATGGAAACCTTGGCTTCTATTATTTTGAAGCAAGACTTTGAACAAATGACGAAACAGGCCGATGAAACTGAGTTAAAAAAAATCATGTTATTTGAACATGTTTTTAAAGACGAAGAAGTTATTATCAAACTAAAAGAAATAATGCAAAACTATGATTATCCATCTATTAATAAGTGTATTCAATTATATAAATACCCAGGAAACAAGACAATTTAGATGATCCTTATAATAATTCATGTATTTTCCATTTCTTACTTCGTATACACCATTTTGTAAAGTTACACCAGAATAATTATGTTTAATACAATAATCTTGTGCAGCTTCTAAAGTGTTTTCATGTGGTAGTTTTGTTACATCGTAATTTAATGGATAATCCATTATGTAATAATTTTTTATACCTTCTGAAAATATTTTTTTGTTTTTTAATTTTGTTAAATTAAGTTTCATTATAGTATCAATATCATCACGCGAATATAAATCATAACCTTTCTTACTAAATAAATTAATGATTTCTTCAATATCCTCTTTATTTGATAAGACATTACTCTCAAACATGATAATGTGTGGCAAATGTTTATTATCAATAACTTCCTCATAAAATTTTTTTAATATAATTGTGTCATGACCCTCTGTATCTATTTTTAAATAATATACATAATCAACTTGCATTTTAATTATAATTTGATAAAGTGTTTCTACCTCTATTTCTTCTTTTTCGGATATTTCTTCAATATTTATATTCATATTTTTGCATAACTGAAAAACGGTTTTATGATATGAATTAATAGAATTACATCCTCTTACCCAATCTGGGAAATTATATTTTCTAATATTTTTTTCTGATACATAATATACTAAACATTTTCCAGTATAATTACTAATTCCAATATTTAATTTAATACAATTTTTTTTGTTTTTTAATCTATCAAAGTAGTATCTAACAGCTTCAATACTTATACCACATTTATCATCTTCCTTTTCAATTTCTGTACTAAAATCTGAAGTACCAATTTCAATAAAATCGTAAAATACCATTTTATATAAATAGTTGTATAATAAAAATTTAAAAAATGGATAAAATAAGTCAAGTATATGAAAAAATATTTTAAGAATTTGTAAGATTAATTTACATATATATTTTTATTTTTCTTTTTCTTACTCTAAAAGAATAATAATTTTTATAATTAGTCAAAAGATAATAAGTTGTCTACGGTTTTGCTATTATTTTTATAGGTTAATTGTTGGGTTAAATAATCAATCGTCATCAGTTTATTTTGTAATTCCTTATCTAATTTTGCAATCATCATTCTTTGATTTTGGATTGTATTTTTAAGATTTTCATTTTCTACATAATAGTTGGCTTTGTTCAAATTTAAAGTTTCAAGCCATTTTTGATGAGCTTTTGTTTTAATATGCGCAGAAAATACACTATAAGAGTCATATATTTTGTCTCTTCTACATCCACAAGGACATCTTATTCCTTGTTTCAAACTATTAAATGAAGGAATTTTGTCTATGTAGTTGCCTAGGTTATCTATACTTGGTGCATAAATTTCTGCTTCTGTTGCTAATTCCATAATAAAAATATAATTATATTACTTTATTTCTTTATAATTATATTTCATTTTTTTTAAATAAATAAATAGAAAAAAATTGATTTCATTTTTCTACGATTTGTTATTTTTATAATAATAAAACAATAGCAATGCAAACACTAACCCTTTTATTCATCGTATATTTACTTCATATTTTAGTACTTTCATTTGATTCATTGGATAAAAATCTGATTTATAAGCATCAATTGCGTGGACGGATTGAAAAAGAAAGAAACAGAGAAATTGAACAAATTGTAAGTAGTGAATACGAAAAAATACATCATCAGATTTTACAAGAAGCGAATATTGAAAATTCTCAATTGAAATTCAAGATATTATGTTTTAATGTCACAGAGAATATGAATGATCCAACTTTGGCTACAATAAAAATGTATAAAATTCCTTTGGACACTCTAATAAATAAAATTATTGATAAATTAAAAGAATCTTTTCCAGATAGTAATTTTATTCAAGAAACCAATGATGGTAATAAATGTCATGATTATCGTTTGTCTTGGTAGAGCATAATTTAGTTTAGGTTCTTTAAGTAGGACTTTCAATTTATTATATAAAATGCAAAAAAATAAAAAAATTTCCCAAGACTTTTTTGGAATTTTCATTTTTGGACATTTTTTTTGTCCATTTTTGAAAAAAGTAAAATACTCTTGGAAAAAAAAAATAATAAAAAAATTGAAGAAAATTTGTGACCATAAAAATTCTTATGCTAAGGACGTGAAAAAATATTTTAATAATTTGTTAGCATATTTTTTTTTGATAAATTTATTTTTTATCGGAAAATATTTTGGAACTTTTCTTACTATCATTTAAAAGATAGTAAATGGATAGTAAAATTGTTCAAAAAAGTTCAATATTTTTTTATTGAATATTTTGTTACTATAATACATGTAATAAACTCTATTATATTAATCATTTATTTGCAGCTAAAAATAAAATGATAGTAAAATGATAGTAAATGATAGTACAAAAGTTCCAAAAGGTTCAAAAAACATAGTATTTATGCGGAAAATATTTTGTAGATTTTCTCATTATCATTTAAATGGTAATTTTTGGATAACAAAAAATCTCCAAAAATCTCCAAAATATTCTATTGTAAAAAATGTAACTATAATACGTGTAAAAAAATGAATACAATAATTATTTTTCTACATCTAAACATGAAAAAGGTAATAAAATGATAATAAAATGATAACAAAAAATCTCCAAAATCTCATAAAAATAAAATTATTGTTTTTTTTGCGTAAAACAATTTAGGAACTTTTCTAACTATCATTTAAAGATAGTAAATGGATAGTAAAAAAGTTCAAGAAAGTTCAAAAAAATTTTGTTGTGATTTTTGTAACTATAATACATGCAATAAATTTCAATATAATAGACATTTAACCACAGCAAAACATGAGAAAGCTAGTAAAATGATAGTAAATGATAGTGAAAATGTTCCAAAAAGTTCCGAAAAATTTACATGTGGTTGTGGAAAAATATATAAATATGATAGCGGATATTATAGACATAAAAAAATATGTAATAAAAATATTAATGTTGTGGATACTACAAATAAAAACGAAATTGTATTTGATAAAGAATTAGTTATGATGCTTATGAAAGAAAACAATGAATTAAAAAATATTCTTGTAGACACACAAAATCAAATGTTAGAGGTGATTAAAAATGGCACACATAATACAAACACGAATTCACATAATAAAACATTTAACTTGCAATTCTTTTTGAATGAAACGTGTAAAAATGCAATGAATATTATGGATTTTGTAGATTCTGTCAAACTTCAATTAAGTGATTTGGAAAATATGGGGGATGTTGGATTCGTAAATGGAATGTCAAATATCATTATTAAAAACTTGAAAGATTTAGATGTTCATGAGAGACCATTTCATTGTACAGATAAAAAGAGAGAAGTATTATATGTAAAAGATGAAGACAAGTGGAATAAGGAAACCAATGGAAATCCAAAGATTCGCAATGCCATTAAACACATTGCAAAAAAAAATTCAAAACAAATATTTGATTTTAAAAATAAATATCCTGATTGCAACAAGTATCATTCTAAACACTCAGATAAGTATAATAAATTGATTATTGAAGCAATGGGTGGTAAAGGTGACAATGATCAAGAAAAAGAAAATAAAATTATACACAATATTGCCAAAGAAGTGATTGTAGATAAATAATATTTTTCTCTCTTTTTTATAAAATATTCTTTATTTCATTTTAAATAAAGAATATTTTTCACATTCAGTTCTGCATAGTGGACATTTCACAACAAAATGTTTTCTTTTTCGTACTACTGATAATTTTTGAAAACAAGCTTTTCCAAAAATATGAGAACAATTCAATTGAATTACATTTTTATAAGTGTGTGGATCTAAGCAAATTGAACATACTTCAGATTCCAATTGTTTACGTTTTGTTTTTGTAATTGTTTTTTTTAAAGGCGTATTTTTATTTGTAAAATATAATTCCTCAAAATCTTTTATTTTTGGATCATATTTTATTACTTTATTCCATTTATTTAAATAATATTGACTAATTTCCCAAAAAATATCAACTTCATATCTTAGTATTTTATTCGGTTTTTCTAATGCGTAATGTTTATTATATAATTCATCCATTTTTTCTTTTATTTTGTAATAATTCTCTGAACCATATTTTTCCTGATCTAGTTTATCTGAATAATAACTGATCCCATAATTATAAATATTATAATATTTATTTACATCTTTCACTAGTTTTTTAAATTTTTCATTATGCAAAGAGAAATAATATTGGTACTGTTTCAAATACTCTTCATCTTCTATATATTCTGTTTCTTTAATTAAATTCATTGTTAATTCTTATTATATATCTCTTTTTGAACATTTTAAAAATAATTTCAATTTTATTTTTTAACTTTTCTACTAGATTTTTCTCTCACACTTGTATTTATAGAAGATATTTCAATAGATGGAATTTCTTTTTCTGAAGACATATTTATTTCTAATTCAGTAATTACAGGTTCTACAACAAGACAATCATTATTTTTAGGATTAGATTTACAATTTCTTACATGTGCAGCTAAACTTGCTTTATTTTTTCCAGACCATGTATTACAAAAGTTGCATTTAAAGTCATTGTCATTTTCTATATTTCCAATTTTAATAAATAACTTCTTTAATTTTGGAAGTTGTATTTCTTCCATTTTATCTAATAATTGTTTATTAATATTTTTAATCGTTTCTATCATTTGCAATTTTTGATTAACAAAAACACGATATTCTTCAATAATTTCTTCCATATCTTCCTTACTCACAGAGTATTCATCCTCAGATGTGTTAGATATATTTTGTAATTTGGAAGATAAATTATCAATAATATCAACAGCTACTTTAATTTTATTTGAATCATATTCAGCATTTGGAATATAAATATGAATGAGTCCATTGATAATATCTATTTGAAAATTTTGTTTAAACGTAATAGGACTTTTTTGAGAGACAAATATTCCATGATTTTTCTGTAATTGAAGATCTCTCTCAAACTTTTTAATTTCATCTGTAGTAACAGAACGACTATAATCTTTATTTTCAAATAAAATAGTTGGTTTATTCTTATCTATTCTATTTACTTTAAAATCGCATGTGGCAGTATCTGTGCCTACTTTTACGATTTCATCACTAGGCATAATTGATTGTATTATATAATATAGTTCAGCTTCAGAAATATTTCCCTTTGAACTAGAATTATTTTTATATTTATTCAAAAAATCATTTAATTCATTTGTTAATTTTTGTTGTGTTTGTTGTTGTAGAGAGAGATGTTCTCTAACTTGTTGTATACCACTATTTGTTCTCTCTTCACTTGATTGTATAAAAGTAAAAATAGGTTGTTGAATAGTAGAAATCATTTTATTAAATTGATTATCAATATTATCAACAACAGATTTTATTTTAACATCATCTTTATTACTTATCTCTAACAATTTTGTAGTATCTTGTGTAATAGTGTTGCAAAAAGATTTAATACATCCTTCAATTTGGAGATAATTTTTGTCTTGACTTTTTGGAATAACGTCATTTACGATAAGAGTAGTCTTTGTTATTAGTGTATCATTATTTTTTTCAATGAGTGCATTTAGTTTTTCATTGTTTGTTAAACTATTATTAGATAGGATTGTTTTTACATCTTCAATATATTCTTTTTTTGATTCATGTAATTTAATAATAATATCTGATTTAATAGAAGATAAATTAGAATGTATATCTGTAACTAAAGAGAGAATCTTTGAATTAACTGTTGAATTAATTGTGCTTGATAAATTAGTAGATAAATTTTTTAGTATTTCAATAAATATATGGTTCATAGAGACAATATCTAAATTAGTATTTGTTTTATAAAATGAAACAATTGTCTCATCAGTGATCGTAATAGAATGTTCTTGGATTTCCATTTGTTTAAAGTATATTATATGTTTAATATATTTTAAAGTAAATATATTTTAATTTTAGAAGAAATTTAAAGTAAAAATATTTTCAAATAATAATTTAAAGTAAAAAAAAAGTAAATTTAAAAAAAAATTAAAGTAAAAATATTCTCATATAAAATTTAAAGTA